TAATGGCGCAGATAAAAGAGGCCATGCAAGCGAATACAGTAGATATGGACGATCAGGACGCTATCGACTTGCTAGCAGAAATTAGCGGGCAACCGAGGCCAGCCCCTTTCGAGGACGGCACGGGCGCGACCCTACCTACTCCCGACCCCACCTTGGCTGCAATCGACGGGACTCCATTAATGCATACTAATCCAGACACCCAATCCTCATCCAAATCCATTTCCGCTCAAAACGCCCCAATAGAATCAATGAGTTACACGCATGTGGAAACGTTACCACATAGAAATGACTCGGATGAGGGGGGTGGGGGTACAAAAAACCACCCCGATTGGCAAGAAAAACCTATAGGGGAAGCACCCCCCATGAATTCCAAATCAAAAGGGTAGGGGGGTATATATTTTGGAATCTTGGTTAAAAAAAGCTATAAACATGCAGATAGAAAGTGACTTGGAAAAGTATTACGCTATGAGTGACGCGGATAAGGATGCCTATATGAGCAAACTTCTAAAAGACATAGAGGACGGCAAAGAGACATCCGCGGCGATTCATACGGAACAGTTAATTAAGCGTTGTAAGGCATGACAGATAAGCAAGCCTATATCTATAGAATTATTAATGAGCATTGGAAGATGCATGGGTTTGGTCCTTCCATAGATTACATTATGTCAATGACGGGCGATAAGGGTAGAGGTAATGTACATCGTACTATGAAGAAGTTAGTAGAGTTAGGGTATTGCAAGATGCTGCCCAGACACGCGCGGAGTATTCGGCCTTCGTATATTAGGGTACATAAACTAGAGTGAAGCTAGAAAAACTAATCGAAAGTCTTCCTGAAGAAGCTCAAGAAGCTTTGTTTGCAAAGGTTCAGGAATATACAGACTCCGTAAAACGGGAAAAGTCTCAGAAGGACTTTATGGCTTTTGTCTACCAAATGTGGCCCGGCTTTATTAACGGCGGGCATCATAAAATAATGGCTCAGAAATTTCAGGATATAGCAGATGGAAAACTTCGTCGTCTTATTATTAATATGCCTCCTCGTCATACAAAGTCTGAATTTGCTTCTTACCTGCTTCCTGCGTGGTTTTTGGGAAAGTTCCCTGATAAGAAAATTATCCAGTGTTCCAATACTGCGGAGCTGGCTGTCGGCTTTGGACGAAAAGTACGGAACTTGGTAGGGTCTTCCCAGTACCATGAAGTATTTCCTGCGGTAGATTTAAGGTCAGACTCTAAGGCCGCGGGGCGGTGGGATACAAATAAAGGTGGTACTTACTTCGCTATCGGTGTCGGCGGTACCGTCACAGGTAAAGGTGCGGACTTACTCATTATTGACGATCCCCACTCCGAACAAGAGGCCGCGATTGCCGCGACTAATCCCGAGGTTTACGATAAAGTATTTGAGTGGTATTCCTCTGGCCCAAGACAACGACTGCAGCCGGGAGGAGCGATTGTGGTCGTTATGACCCGCTGGAGTTTAAAAGATTTAAGTGGAAGAATTTTAAAATCGGCCTTTGAGCGGGATGGCGATGAGTGGGAAGTAATTAGTTTTCCCGCTATTCTACCTAGCGAAAAACCATTATGGCCTGCTTTCTGGCCCTTAAATGAACTGCTGGCTTTAAAGGAAGAACTGCCTGTTTCTAAGTGGAATGCTCAGTATCAACAGAGTCCTACCTCAGAAGAGGGCGCTTTAGTCAAGAGAGATTGGTGGAAAAAGTGGGAAACAGATACACCTCCTAAGTGTGAATTTATTATCCAATCTTGGGATACCGCCTTTACTAAGAACGAAAGATCAGACTATTCTGCCTGTACGACTTGGGGAGTCTTTTATCTTAATGAAGATGAGATGCAACCTAATATTATTCTTTTGGACGCGATGAAAGAAAGACTAGAGTTTCCAGAACTAAAAGAACGCGCTTTTAAGATGTACAAAGAATGGGAACCCGATGCCTTCATCGTGGAGGCGAAAGCGTCAGGAACACCCCTTATATTTGAATTAAGACGTATGGGTATACCCGTAACAGAGTTTACACCCACCCGTGGTAATGATAAGATAGCAAGGCTGAATTCCGTAACAGATTTATTTGCGTCTGGCAAGGTATGGGCGCCCGGCAAAAGGTGGGCTGATGAAGTAATTGAAGAAATGGCTGCTTTCCCAAACTCGGATCACGATGACTTAGTGGACTCTTCCACTCAAGCTTTAATCCGTTTCAGGAAAGGTGGATTTATTCGACTACCAACAGACGAAGTAGATGAACCAATTTATAGACGCAAAACCGCGTATTACTAGGAAAAACTATGGCAATTGAAAAAGCACTATACCAACTACCCGAAGGAATTGATTCTTTGGCGGCAGAAGAACCTGATCTTGAGATTGAGATTGAGGACCCAGAATCAGTAACTATTGGTATTGATGGCTTAGAAATTAGCATTGAACCAGAAGAAGAGACTGATGAAGACTTTGGCGCAAACCTAGCTGAGTACATGAGCGAAGGTACGCTATCCCAGATCGCTGGAGATTTAGCGGGCGACTTTGACGCGGACATTGCCTCCCGCAAAGATTGGATTCAAGCCTATGTAGACGGACTAGAACTTTTAGGAATGAAGATCGAAGACCGTATGGAACCGTGGCCCGGCGCCTGTGGTGTTTACCACCCACTACTTTCAGAGGCCGTTGTTAAGTTTCAGTCCGAAACCATTATGGAAACGTTTCCAGCATCAGGCCCAGTAAAGACCCAGATTATTGGTAAAGAAACACCTGAAAAGAAAGCTGCCGCGGAACGTGTTCAAGCGGATATGAACTATCAATTAACGGACGTAATGCAAGAATATCGTCCTGAGCAAGAGCGTTTACTCTGGGGTTTAGGAATCGCGGGTAACGCATTTAAGAAAATTTATTACGACCCAAGCCTTCAGCGTCAGGTAGCTATGTATGTTCCTGCGGAAGATATTGTTGTTCCTTACGGAGCATCTAGTCTTGAGTCCGCAGAGCGCGTCACCCATGTAATGCGCAAAAGCGAAAATGAACTACGCAAACTTCAGGTTGCAGGATTCTATAGAGATATAGATCTTGGAGAACCAGACAATGTATTAGATGAAGTAGAAAAGAAAATTGCTGAGAAGCTTGGCTTTAGAGCTACCTCAGATGATCGTTTTAAAGTTTTGGAGATGCACGTTGACCTAGACTTAGAGGGTTACGAGCATGAAGATGATGACGGAGAAGCTACGGGAATTGCATTGCCCTATGTTGTAACAATTGAAAAGGGCAGTAATTCAGTTTTAGCAATCAGGAGAAATTGGAATCAAGATGATGAGACTCATAAAAAACGGCAGCACTTTGTTCACTATGGTTATATTCCCGGTTTTGGCTTCTATTGTTTTGGCCTTATTCATCTTATCGGGGCTTTTGCTAAGTCAGGCACTAGTATCCTCCGCCAACTCGTTGATGCAGGGTCACTTTCAAACTTGCCGGGTGGCTTTAAGACCCGTGGATTGCGTGTTAAAGGAGATGACACACCGATAGCACCGGGAGAATTCCGTGATGTTGACGTACCAAGCGGTACGATGAAAGACAACATTATGACCTTACCGTACAAAGAACCATCAATGGTTCTGGCTGGGTTGCTCGATAAGATCGTAGATGAAGGTAGGCGCTTTGCCTCAGCAGCAGATCTTAAAGTTGCGGATATGTCAGGGAATACCCCAGTAGGGACAACCCTAGCTATTCTGGAAAGAACCCTTAAAGTAATGTCTGCCGTACAAGCCCGCATTCATTATTCAATGAAGCGCGAGTTTAAGTTATTAAAAACAATTATTGCAGATTACACACCTGAAGAATATTCATATGATCCATCAGAAGGTGATCGTAAGGCTAAGAAGTCAGACTACGACAATGTAGAAGTTATTCCAGTATCTGATCCTAATGCCGCAACAATGAGTCAAAAGATTATGCAGTATCAAGCTGCTCTTCAATTAGCTCAAGGCGCCCCACAACTTTACAACATGCCCCTATTACATCGTCAGATGTTAGATGTGCTGGGAATCAAGGACGCAGCTAAGTTAGTGCCTTTGCCAGACGATCAAAAGCCGCGCGATCCAATTACTGAGAATATGGATAATCTTAAGGGTAAACCCTTGAAGGCATTTATATATCAAGATCACGATGCCCATATTGCAGTCCATATGGCAATGATGCAAGAT